TTCCCCTAACAACTGTTACTCCTGAAGGAACTAATGTAACAGTTGTAGCATTATTAGTATCTCTAAGAACTACTCCATTAGGAGCATTAATATTAACTGCATTTGGATCTACTTCTGACCAGTTTAAGTTGCCAATAGGCACATAAACAAGAGCACCAAGATTAAAAGGAAGTCCAAGTGGGGCTAACCCTTGTCCAAGACCTGTAACTCCACCAAGCCTTGCATTTGCAGAAATACACATCCCAAAGTCACCAACTTGTACAGGTAATCGTACATAAGTGCTTTGTGCTATTGGACAAGTAACCTCTGGAAAAGTAAAAGTTCCACCAGTATCTACTTGAAAAGCAACAGTGACTATTGATCCATTAACAGCTTTAACAACACAAGGCAATTGCCAACCAAAACCTTCTTGGTATTGATCTAATTTAGTATTAAAGACATTAGATAGCGATACTGCAAAGGGGGTTTTTTGTTCAGCACTCATGTTGTCTGTCCTAAAGGAATACCGGGGATTATGGCTTCAATAACAGTTACCCAAGAGTTTCCATCAAAATTTCTGCTACTTCCAACATGGTGCAATTTTGTTACATAAAAAACATTATTAAAAGCAATTTTATTTCTATATTGAGATTGATTGTTAATAATATTTGATATTGGAATACTAGACTGAAAAGATATGTAATCTCCTACATTTAGATCACCTCTCATCACTACTTTCGCTGAAATAGTATTAATTCCAAGCCAAGTCAAATTTCCAATAACATCAGTAAATTCAATAACTTTAGTAGCACTAGGAGTAATTCCAGAATCTGTTAAATAAAATCCTGTATTAGTGGCAGTAATAGTTGCCCCTGTATAAGCAGGATTAGGATTAATTTGTTTGCTAATTCTTTTGACAGCAGAAGCCAAGCTAAACAAATTAAAATGTTGTGCAGGAGCATCTTCTGTATATTTCAGTCCTTGACTAAAAGATCCAACCACATTGGCTGGCGTTCCATCTGCATTTTTATAAGAATTTTGCAAAGCAAGTTTTACAGCATCTGTTAATTCTTGACCTTTTTTTAAAGAAAAAGTAATGTTGTTTTGTGCATTTTGATCTACTGCTATAGGGGCAAGAACCATATCTAAAGAAACAGTTGTTCCTTGCCAATTACCAAAAGCTTGCAAAATACCACCTTGAAGCACAACACCTCTTTGTTTAGGGTTGGCATAGGGTAAACCCTTAGACATACCCACTTCTACTTTAATTTTGCAAAGATTAATTTTTGATCCATCAGCAGTAATTTGTGGATTGATATTGGCTGAACTGTTTAATTGTTTTAAATCTACCCCCATTAATCTGACATATCCATTGGATGAATATTGATCAAAAGAAGTTTGATAAATGTCTAAATCTACTTGAAGGCAGGAATAGTTATCTATTCCATTAGTTTGAGAACTAAAACTAAATGGGGTAAATTGACTTGGATTGGCTGTAGGTGGAGAGATAGTAATGTTGTAATATCTCATGGAGAAATCTCAAAATTATTACTACTAGCTCTATATACCAATGTTGAAGTCTGAAAATATCCATAGACTAAATTGATGTCAAAATCATCTGGTGATGCAACAATGGGATTAGTAACAATCAAAGTACCATTATTGTCATAAATATTGATGTAATACCTTGGAGCATAGATGTTCCAAGTGCAAATTGCAGTATAGGTAATCCCATCTAATGTGGGATTAAATTGAAAATTTGCGTAAGCAGATGGATTAAATTGAACAAAAGTGGTCATGATTGTGGTGTATAAGGAGTTGAGTAATCATGAATTACTGGCTGTGTCCAATCTGTTGTTGTTGGCAATCCTTGAGAAATTTTATTCATCAAATTTCCCAATAAATTTTGTGATGCAGAAGCTGTAATTAATGGTTGAGTAAAATCCCACTGATAAATAAATTGGACTTGTTTATCACTAGGATTTGAAATATCTCTTAAAGTAGTCAGCAAACAGTTTAAATAGGTATAAGCTGGCGTAATTACAATAAAAGTACCACCAGAAGAAATATGATTCTGTATCAAAGACTGTAAAGCTGTAAAAATAGCTTGTTTAATAATGTATCCACCTTCATTTTGAGCAGGGCAAATCATCATCATGCTAATGTCTAATGGTTGTTGCACTACAGCATTTGCCGCTGTTGCAAAATTAGCAAATGGATATTCTGCTATTTGCCATTTAGCCAAAGTGCTTCCAGCTAAAGGTCTGTAATTAGCAATAAATTGATTATTGTTTAATCCGGGCAAAATAGCATTAAGAGGTGCATATCCACCTAAAGCTTGTGCAACACCATTTTGTAGCCAAATGGGAGCTATTTGATAAGCTGTTTCAAATAAAGTTTGACCTAATGATGTAGACATATATTTTATTTCTGTTGTGCCGCCATATTAGCAACTGGCTGTAATTGACCATTTACATATACATAAATATGTGGATTATTTCTAGTACTCCATCTTTCAAAATGGTTTTGTTCTGCTGGATCAGTAGGATATGGTCTATAAATATCAAATTTTTCTTTTAATTCTTTATCAGAATATTTAGACATTAATGCTTGAACTTGAGTAGGATCAATATCTACAGCACTAATTCTTCCTTCTTTATCAAAATAAGTATGATGTGACCCTTCATGCCAAATGCCTAAAGCTTGTGCATATTCTTTACTTCTATAACCACTAATAGATCTTAAACCCAAGGCATTAAGAGATTCCACTAGCTTTGGATCTACTTTTGACATATCGGGTTTGTTGAATTTTTGTAACTGTGAAGTAATTCTTTGATTAGCACCAACAATTTGATTGCCATTTTCAACACTACCTGACCATCCACCTTGCATAGCTTGACCAAACCAATTTAATCCTGTTGGTTGGTTTTGTAACGATTTATCAGGAATTAAACCAAAAAATTCAGCCGCTGCAACAATACCTCTAGATAAAGCTTTTAATGCTTCTAAAAAGGTGTGCATATCTTCTTTGGCTTCACCAGAAACCAAATATTTACCAAATTCTTTAATGCCTTGATTAATAGTATCCATTGCTTCAGCAAATTCTTTACTACTAAGCAATTCATCAATAGTGTCAGCAATTGTTCTTGCTAATTGTCTTAATTGTGGAGTAAGTCTATCTAAATTCTTAATTAAAGAATTTTCAATAATATTGCCAGCTTCTTTAAGACCTACCCAAAATTGTCTAAATGATTCATATTTTTTTTCATCTATTGCAAAATTTCTTTCACCAGTTTGCAATGATTCCATCATTTTCTTAAACTCATCTGGGGTCATATTCCAAATGGTTTGAACTTGTTCTGCTGTGGCAATATCTTTAATACCGGGGATGGTATTCATAGCCACATCAACCATTCCACCAGACTGTTCTTTAGCTTGTCTAATTCTTTCTAAAGCTGGAATTAAATTTTGATAGGCATTTTTACCTAAAGTACCACCCAATATGCCAACTTTATATTGTTCAGTTAGGTTAGTTTGCAGGGTTTGAATGTTGCTTAAAATACCCTCTATACCACCCAAATAAGGCTCACCATAAGTTCTAGCTGATCTTAATTGTGAAGTGCTAACTCCTAGTCCTGTGGCTTCTCTACGAAGATTACTAGCACTTGAAGCTAATCCACCAAGACCAAATCCACCACCAATAGCACTATATGTTAGCCATTTAGCGGCAGATAATGCCGCAGAAGCCATATTAGAAGCAATGCTTTTTGTATATGAAACAGCCCCTTTTAAGGCAATTGTTCCATCAGAAATGGCTTTATTAAAATCTTTTTGGCGTTTTTCAGCTTCTGCAATAGCTTTATTTGCTTCTTGCCATTTTTTAGACTGTTCATCGACAGCCTTTTTGTATTTATTAAAGGCTTCTTGAAAAGCTTTAAACTTTTCGTCTAATACATCTATTTCGATTACTGATTTTACTGCCATGTTAATTTCCTAATCAAAATAAACTTTTGCTTTTAATAGCCCTAATTAAATACCTTTGCTGATATTCTGAAGCATCTTCCCACTTAAAACCTATTTCCTGCATAAATTCACCAAAACTGATGTAGGTTAAATCCTCTAAGACACTATGGATGATGCCTTCACCTTCTTGCCAGTACTTTCTTCCTTGGTCGATGTCGGCAAACCATTCATATATTCCGTACAATCCGATGATGTAAGAACCCAACTTCTTAATGCTCCTGCCATCTCCAAGAAAGAATTTTTCAGATCCTTCGGAGCAACCTTGGAGATTGCAGTAAAAAAAACCAATGAGCTTAATGCTTCAGCTTCTTCATCTTCATTTAAAACACCTTTTTTTACTGCTGTATCAAAAGGAACAGTTTCCCATCCCTTTTCAGTACTAACTAATACATTGGTCAATCTAATAATTTCATTAACTAGACCAAATTTAACTCCACCTGCACCTTCCCAGTTGCCAGCCTTCTGCGACATTGACTTCAAAGCAGGGTAGGCTAACTGGGGTGCAGATAAAGCTAAATGTGCTTCATTAACACTATCGAAACATTGACTAAATACTTTTCCTAGTTCTAGATAAAATTGTTCAAATACAGATCTGCTGATTGAAGTGGAATGTATGTGTACTACACCATTTTCTTCAGTCTGCACCTGCATCACAAGGGACAGATTACGATCAATTTTCAATTTTTATCCTTTCATATTAGGAAGAAGCAAATAGACTTGAGTTGATACTGTATACACCACGCAAACGAACTACTAAACCAGCTTGATTACCATCAAAAGCAGTTTCCTGAACACTCATCAAAACACAGTTATTTAACTGAAATGGTGATAACACTTGAGTGTCTGGGTAAACAGTTACTGATCCCAAAGTGGTATTTGTTTCAATTTGTGTTTTGTAAGCATTACCTAAAGCTTGAGTTCTTAGCAAGTGCATAGTCACAGTGCCAAAAATGTATGGCTCTGGTGAAGTTACTGCACCTGTAAGAGTAGGAATCAACATGGATGTATCACCATCAAAAGCCAAACTAATGGCTTCTCTAGATAAATATCCTGATGTCACATTCAAGTTAGTAAAGTTAGCATATACAACACTGGCTAGTAGCCTATTTAGTGTACCTTGTTGGATTTGTGGATTTGCCATTTATTTCTCCTTAAACTGGAATATTAGATGCAGTTAAGTAGATAGTAATGGAAGTAAATCCTCTCAATGGAACAAATGTTAGGCTTAAACCATTATATGTACCAGTTGCATAATCACTTGGGTGCTGTGCAACATAAGTAGTAAATGGAACAGCTTGCACTGTTGCAGGAGAAAGAATTAATCCAAACGAAATACCATTATTAACTGTTGCTTGGGCTACCTTTTGCAAGGTATTAATACCAGCTTGGTTATAGTACAGAGGATTAGTTGGTAAATTAGAGCCATTAATGACTGCATTAGCTAAAGCTTGAGCAACATTAATTGATAACCAATCTACACAATACCAGTAATTAAATGGATTTACATCCATAAATGTGCCATAGAAAATACAAGTATTACTAATACCACCTTGAGCACCTGTGCCAATCCAGTTCACACCTGCCGCTTTCAAAGCAACCTGATTAGCATTGGTTAATGTGCTGTATGCAGTTACACCATACACATAAGTAAATGCCAAAGGATGTGCTAGATTGCTTGCACTTGGGTTATAGCTAAGAGTGACTTGGAAAATTGATGCCGCACTAAACTCTGTAATAGGAGCACTAGGGCTTTGAACTGTTGCAAAAACAGATTTTTTACCTGTCCAATTACTATATGTTGCTAAAGTAGTGGTTACATAAAAATAAGTTTGTGCTGTAGTTCCATCAAAACTACTTGCCATTGTTTGAGCAGTAGTTTCAGTATCCCAAGTTTTGGGTAACAGAAAACTGTAAAACTGTGGTGTAGATGATGTGGTTGTATGACCATTGCTAGAAGCAATGTAGGACTGCAATGCAGTTACACCTTGTGCAGGGCTTCCAACACCTAATTCAAGCACATAAACAGATTGAGTTGTTCCTTGTGCAAAAAAGGTATTAACCATTGCAACTAATTCAGTAACATCCTCTAAAGTTTCAGTACCACCACTTACATAAGATCCGGGGTTAGACAGCAAGGAATATGTAAAGGTTGTTGTTCCAGTAGAAGTTGCTGAAAAAGTGCCATTGTAACCAACAGGTAAAACACCAGTAATAGTTACTTGGACAGTATCACCACTAGGAATACCATGAGCAGAAGCAGTAGTCACTGTAGCTACATTGGTTGCCCAAGTAATAGTAGAAATGGCTACTGAACCAGTTAAGATTGAACTAAGATCAGATACTTGTGTTAATAGCTGACAAGTACCAGATGCCAAAGTAGTAGCACCCTGAGAAATCAGAGCACCTGTACTTTGCAGTGTTGATGGTGCAGGAGCTACTTGTTGAGTAACTACTACATTTACAATATTTGGCATATTTGCCCCCTAATTATAGATAGCTAATAGCAACAGTGTTACCAGATCCGGGTTCAACCACAATGCCATTAGCACATGGGAAATCAATTAGATAAGAACCAACTGTATCAGGAATAATGGCAACTAAATTAGTTGCACCAGCACCAGCGATACTTGCTGAATCATATACACCACCAGTAGCAGAACCACCTGCAACTAACACATTAATTTTTGCAACACGACCAGCAGTAGCTTTTACCAAAGTATTTGCAGTCACATTGAGAAAAGTCTTTTGACCTTGACCTGTTAATAAAGCACCATTTTGAATGGTTGGGTTTGAAGTAATTGCCATTTGTAACTCCTTTTTTACACTAGTTGAGATAACACATCTTACTACTTAATTTTAACTTGGAACAGTGCCTTCTGTAAGAGAAATAAAGGCGTGTTCAATTAATTGTCTTGCAAGATTATTAACAGTTGTTTGGAAATAACTGACTTCAAAGGTAATGACTTTTTTCTGAGCAATAATGCCCATTTCAGGTTGAGTAACTTTTTCATCTTGCATAATTGGCATATTCATTAAACCAATACTGCCATCATTTCTCATGTAATCTAAGATATATTCCACAAAATTTAGAGCATCATGATTTCTAACGCCAAAAAGTTCAATTTTGACTGTATCTTTAACTAATTGCCAAGGATTAGATTCTGGATCTAAAAGCATGACATCTTGCAAAGCCAATGTTTGTCTTGGGTCTATGTCTACTGAAGCATAAACTGGGGGTAAGTTTGGCTCTACCAAATAAGATGGATACATAGGGAAGAATTGATTCAAACTGAGCCAAATGGGTAAGCTATTAGAAACAATAACACTATTTGTATCAAATCCAGTCATTGAATCAATGACCTGTGTATTCATTATGGAATACAGTGCATCACCCCTGTAATGATATAAATCAGCCTGTTTATACCAATTTTCCCTTCTGCTAAAGGCATATTTAAAACCTTGATAGCTTGCAATATATAAAAATTGAGGATTTGTTAAATTAAAATCCTGTATTGGTTGCAAGGAAGTGAAAATAATGTGGTTGTAAACAGTAGTTCTATCAGATAATTGGTGCAATTCTTGATGCACATGGAATGATCCCTTGGCAGTTATCTGTCTTGCAGGTACACCTTCAGAATAGTTGTCATACAATAGTTTGTTATATTGCGATGCATTATAAAGAGCAGAATCCGTTAAAAGACTAGCATTTACCCAAAATACATAACCATCCAAAGGCAATACCAATTTCACATAAAGAGTAAAAGTAACCTCTTCATAGTTAGAAATAGTTTCTACACCTTGAGCTAATCCTGAAGCCAGTTGTGGCTTTGCACCTATTGTTTCTTCAATACTAGCCATTATTCAATCCAAACTTTAGTAGAAGCTTCAAAAATACCTGTATCAATGAAAGATGGTCTACGGACACCAGTTTTAACTCTTTTGAATTTTTGTCCTTTACGAACTTTTCTAGGGGTTTTCCCTGACATTGTTCTGGTGCTTAAACCTTCTAATGCGGCTTGTGTTGGTACTCCAGCCACTTTTCCAGCTAATTCTTCTTTGTAAATAAACTCTTTAAGCTGTTTAGTAATTTGTTGACCTGCTGAATCAAATGGTTGCTTTGCAACATGACCTGTTGCTTGAAAAGTTTCAAATGCTCCAGCAACTGCTTCACATAATTCATGCTCTATATCTCCATGATGTATATCTACAAAAGAAGAAAAAAGAGTATATTTTTCTTCTAAAATCTTTCCCAACTCGTAGGATGAAAGTCCACCGGGTTCAGGAACTTCAATCACACCCAGTTTGAGTTTCAATTGATACCCCAAAGAGTGCCAAAAGTCTGCATAAAGGCTATAGCTTGTCTACCATAGGGATCTTTGATTCTTTGTAAATCAAGCAGTCCTAGGTCTTGTAAACCCCTTCCTACAGCCAAAGTTTCACTAGTAGATACATCAGAAGCAGAATTAACCACACCAGCAATAAAATTATTAATACCATAAGCTTGTCTTGCATCAGCAAAAAAAGTTTGACCATTGTAATCTTGCTGAAACTGTAACAGTTGACTACCTGCATAGTTATAAACTGTTAAGGTGTAAATATCATCTAAAGTGCCTGAAAAGTAGTCAGGAACTAGGTCTTGAGCCACCACAAATGCATAGTTCCAGCCGGGGTCAGTAGGTGACATGGCAGTAGTTGGGATGCCCATTACTGCATAAGCCCATGCAATAAATCCATCCAAAGTGGGTGGAGAAACGATTGGATCAGCCATAGATAGCCACCTTACAAAGTTTTTTCTATTCTAAACAAAAAAACCCCCGAAGGGGTTCTTTTTATGCAGATTTTCTAGGTCTGCCTTTTCTAGGAGCTTGACCTTCATGAATTACTTCAATGGTTTGATCAAACTTTTCGCCAACATCTGCGGCATTTTTCTTTTCTTCTACTACTTCTAATTCAATACCAGCTTTCACCTTCAAGCCCATTTCTTGAGCTTTTGTTGAAATAATTTGATCCTGAGCCGCAGCAGTAATATTACGGGCTTCTTGTGCTCTATCAATCATTTCTTGGTCAGATTGGCTTAAACCTTCTTCAATAGCAGAAACACTAATAGGTTTGCCAATTCGGTAGCATAAGCCACCAAAGCCTTTTTTAACCTTTTCAGCTTCCATTAAGCCATAAATGCTATGTTGCTTAATGATGACATCAACTTCAGGTTGAGATTGAACTAGCTTAATTTGTGTACCAGCCCTGATTTTATGAACAAAAGGTCTGACATTTTCAGGAAGCATAAAAGTAAATAAATACTCCTGTTTACTACAATTTGCGATATATAAATCCATGTTATTTCCCCTAATGGGTGGGGGACTGATGATGCGGAGATTTTTTAGATCTCCCAGCCCCCCAAAGAACAAGTTCCCAGCATCACTTGGGTTCTTAAATCATAACAAAAAACCACCCCGAAGGGTGGTTAAAATCCTCACGATTTTATTAGTATGAAGCACTAATGATTGTCATACCTTCAGGGCGAATACCCCAACCAGATGTACTACGCAATGTGTAGAGGGTGGTAATGCCACCATCAGGCAATGGAGTAGGAATCTCAGTAGGAGCCGCCACATCACAAAGCATCAATGAAGTTGCAGTTGTGTTTGGTGTCAAAGTAGCGAAAATGTTAGTGTTGATACGATCATTGGCTTTAGGAATCTTGAGTTCTGGAGCAATCAAGATAATTGCATCAGTACCACCAGAACCTTGACCAATAAGGGTGTCATCAGCCGCAAAGCTGACATCATCACCACCTGCCCATTGAGCAACAGTTTCTACCAAACCAGCGGCAGTTTCAACACCAGCACCAATACGCTGGAATTGGGTCAATGACACAATACCTGCATAAGAGATTTGTTGAATGAAACGCTGTGGTGCAACAAACACCAAACGGAGTGGTTGACCAATTTGCAATGTAGTAGTTTTTAAGTTACCAATTGCATTGAGCAAGAACTGAGCCAATTGACCAGAATCCCAAGTGCTGTAGCCAGTATTACCATTGCTATCAGAACCCAAGTTGACACGGGTTGCACCAGTTGTATTGAGCAAGCCTTCACCATTGGCTGGGTTATAGCCATAGAGAAGAGCATTACGCAATTGCTGTGCAATACCTTGACGAGCCGCTAAACGGAGTGCTTCTGGAAGAGCATAGCCCCAAGCACCAGTAGCCGCTTCATCAAAGTTGTCATATTGAGCACGGGTTTGCATACGATAAGTAGCAGTGCTAATCATGCTAGGGATAACAGAAGCTGATGGCAACTGATTAACTGTAGATTGAGAAGCACTAACTTGTGTAGTCAACTGTACTTTTTTAGCGTAAACATAAAGATCAGCTTCACCAAGTCTAGGCATTGGATTCTCTGTTGCCAGAGCAGTAAATGCACCAGAAGCCAAGCTGTACTGCATGATCATTTCAGGCATCATGTAGTGTGGGTTTACTGTTACAAATGAGGGTGCGAAACCTGACATAATGTGTTTCCTTTCTTAAATTTGAACTACTGCAATATTGCCAGTAGAAGTCCAGTTAGCATTGCCAGTTACGCTTGAGTAGGAAACCAACTTATTGTTTGCAACACTTAAACGCAAGATTTTGCAAGGAACTGCAAAGTTGCTAGTAGAAGTAGTTGTCAACAACAGATTGGTAGTATCCCAATAAACTGTTTCAACAATTGAAGAACCTGCTAATGCAACAATAGAAGCATCACAGGGCAATGGAATACGAGCACCACTACCAAAACGATAGAAGTTTACTGTCATACCGGGGCTATACAAAGGAGCAGTACTTTGTGGAGTAGTGATTCCATTGAAAGCTTGGTTATAAACAGCAATACCAGTTGGAGCAGTAGAAGCTGTTGCTTGGATAACTGTTCCACCTACTGTGTCTGTACCCGGTTGTTTGTCACCAGCATAGTAGCCAGTATTCAAAGTTGGGATAATTTCAGCAATAGGCACACCACCCCAAAGTGGAGAAGTGGCTGAAGTGGACAAAATACCACCAGCAAGCTGGAATTTAACGGCTGGATCGTCAAGAGTATCCCCTTGAGTATAGCCATTACTATTGGTATTAAACAGACCATTAGCAACAGTTGTTTGCATTGGCTGTAAAGAGATTTGTGCAGTCATGGCTTAATCCTTAACGCTTAAAGTTTTCAACATTGAATTTAACTACACGGGAAGCCGGTACTTTAAATTCACCTAACCATGCTTCCATATCACCACGATAAGTTGTGATGGTACGACCAGCTTGGTCTTTCTTATGCATAGCAATCAATTGACCTTTGCCAATTGCACCAATATGGCGTGAAGCAGAAATAGCATCAGCATAAATGCGTTTTTCAACTATATCCAACATTGCTTCATCAGCAATCTTGTTGATATTGATATTCTTCATTTCATCGCTATGAGCTTGTAAACCACGAAGCATACGCTTACGATAGTTGATTAAAGATTCACCTTGCAATGGGCGTGATGCAGATTTGCCAAATGCAGAGTAGACAGAATCAGCTTTAGCTTGACAATCAGCGTATGCGGCTTCTTCATCATCTTTCTTAGCCGCTTTAGCATCATCATCTTCTTCGTCATCATCGTCTTTTTTGAACTCCATGTGACCGGGATCTTTAACTTCACCTTCATCATCAGGCTTGATTTCACCAGATTGACCATGTTCTTTAGGATCAGATCCTTCAGCATCCTTCTTAGCTTTACGCATCATGAATTTCTTAGCTTTGGCTTCAGACATATCGTCATCATCTTTACGATCATCTTCTTCCTCATCATCATCACAAGCTTCCATGTCATCATCTTTTTTGGCTTTGACTTTTTTATCAGCCGCAGTCACTAAAGGTGGAGCAGGAAGGTTTTTTTCCATTTCATCCAAACGGGTAATTGTTTTACCCAATAAGGACATAATGGCATCCAATTTATCGCCTTGGGCATCTGCCTTTGGCTCAATCTTATTTTCAGTCATTTTCAGACACCTCATTGTTAGTTAATAAAACGCCAGCGGCATCGCCACCCTTGTCCCATACTCCTTTAGAACCTCTAGCTTTCGTAACGATTGCTATATGATCTAAAAGAAATGGTACACCTTCAATCAAGAGTGGCTCGCCATTCTCGGTTGTAAGTGTTATGTTACCAGCAGTTTGATCAAATACAACTGCTGGAGAAGTCGAAACTTCGCCTTCTAAAATTTCATCAATTGCTTGTTGGTCATAAATCTTTGCGATTCCCCAAACTTCATCACCTTTGATATAGGGGAGCATAATTGAACCAACTGCTCTGTTTTTAAATTCTTTAGTAGTCAATACTTGAGTATCAGGATGATCCATGATCACCATTAAACCATTGCATCTTTCTAAGAATTGTTCATTTAGGTATAAAGAAGGATCACGCCATACATTTTCACCAATGGATGATCTGTAAGCCAATCCAGTTCCTGTAATACGGATAGCCAATAAAGCAATATTGGCATACATTTGTGGGCTTGCCAAAATACCTTGGCTAATTAACTTAGCTACATCAGTTTCGGTTTTAGCCATTGCCACTTTAAAAGCAGTATCAATACCGGGGTGCAATGGTAATGGTAATGTTCTTGGGCTACACCAATCGTAGCCTGAAGATTCATAATTGAGTTTGACATCTTCTTTAGGGAAATTGTGAGCTACATAGTAGCAAAACTGTCCATCATCATACAAAACCTCTAAATTGCCTTTGTAATCAATGCCAGTTTCTTCTAAACATTCCCGTCTTGCTGTTTCTTCAAGGGTTTCATCGCCCTTTTGATGACCACCGGGGACACACCAAGTGCCGGGGTAATCACCACCACCCATACCTCTACGGATGAGCAAAACCTCTTCATCAGGAGTAATAAACATAATTCCTGATGCCCTGCCTTGTGCTCCAGCCATGTTAGCTTCGGGCTTTACATTTACTGGTTCTTCAG